TCAGGCCACGCTCTACTCGGTGGGCACCGCCATGATTCTGGGTGGCGTGGCGCAGATGATTGCCCCAACGCCCAAGGCCACGGAGCCCTCTGAGCGCCCAGAAAACAAGCCCAGCTACAGTTTCAATGGCGCGGTCAACACCACCGCCCAGGGGCATCCTGTGCCGGTGGGTTACGGCCGATTGATAGTGGGCTCGGCGGTGATCAGCGCCGGCATTGACGTGGATGAGATCGCCGCATGAGCCAACTGATCATTGGAGCGGGCGGTGGCGGCAAAGGCGGTGGAGGAAGCGCCCGTGTGGCGCAAGAGGCCCCCGATAGCCTGCGTTCCAAAGCCTATGCGCGAGTGGTTGACCTCATTTCCGAGGGTGAGATCGAGGGGCTGGTCGACGGCCTGCAATCGGTTTACCTGGACGACACGCCGATTCAGAACCCTGATGGCTCGACCAATTTCTCAGGCGTCACCCTGGAGACCCGTAACGGCAGCCAGCAGCAAAGCTATGTGCCCGGGTTCTCGTCCGTTGAGAACGAAGTGGTCGTCGGTGTCGAGGTCAAGGCGAGCCAGCCGGTGGTGCGCTCCATCACCGACCCGGATGTGGATGCCGTTCGGGTCAAGGTGAGCGTGCCGCAGTTGACCAACCAGGACACGACCAATGGCGATCTCAATGGCAGCACGGTGAACTTTGCGATCGATCGCCAAGTGAACGGCGGTGGGTTCGTGGAGATGATCAACGACACGATCTCCGGCAAGACCACGACCAAGTACCAACGCAGCTACTACGTGCCTCTCGCGGGCAGTGGCCCCTGGGATATCCGTGTACGCCGGATCACGGCGGACTCCACGTCGAGTGCAGTCCAGAACAAGACCTTCGTAGATTCATACACCGAGGTCATTGAGAGCAAACTGCGCTATCCCAACAGCGCCCTGGTAGCGCTTCGGGTCGATGCGTCCCAGTTCTCGAGCATCCCGCGGCGCAGTTATGACATGAAGTTGCTGCGGGTTCGCGTTCCTGTGAACTACGACCCAGCCACTCGCGCTTACAGCGGTCTGTGGAATGGCACTTTCAAGATTGCCTGGACCGATAACCCTGCCTGGTGCTTTTACGACCTGGTGACCAGCACCCGCTATGGCTTGGGTGGCTACATCCCCGAGGCCCAGGTCGACAAGTGGGCGCTCTACCGGGTGGCTCAATACTGCGACCAGTTGGTTCCCAACGGGCTTGGCGGTTTTGAGCCGCGCTTTACCTGCAACCTGTACCTCCAGACGCGGGAGCAGGCCTACAAGGTCGTGCAGGACATGGCCTCGATCTTTCGGGGCATGGTGTACTGGTCCGGTGGGGCGATCACGGTCACGCAGGATGCACCCGCTGATCCGGTCTACCAGTTCGCCCCCAGCAATGTCGTGGATGGCGAATTTGCCTACCAGGGGTCTTCGGCGAAGGCGCGGCACACGGTGGCCTTGGTCACATGGAACGACCCCGAAGACTTTTACCGCCAGAAGGTGGAGTACGTCGAGGACGCCGCCGGCATCGCCCGCTACGGCATCGTGCAAAGCGAAGTCGTGGCGCTGGGATGTACCTCAAGGGGTCAGGCGCACCGGGTGGGGAAGTGGCTTTTGTATTCCGAGCAGTCGGAATCCGAGATCGTCACCTTCCGCACGGGCCTGGAGGGGGCCGTGGTGCGTCCGGGGGACGTCATCAAGATCGCCGATCCGGTTCGAGGCGGCATGCGCCTTGGGGGCCGAATCGCTGCGGCTTCTGCCAGCACGGTCACTTTGGATCAGGACCTGCCAGCGGATCTCCCATGGCGGCTATCGGTCATTCTGCCCACTGGGTTGGTTGAGGAGCGGCTGGTAGGTCCGATTTCGGGTCGAGCCCTGACAGTGACGATCCCATTCAGTGCGGTACCGCAGGCTGGCGCCATTTGGGTGCTTTCCTCGTCCATCATCGAACCGCAACTCTTTCGGGTAGTTGCGGTCGCCGAGCGGGATCCTGGGGTGCACGAGGTCACCGCACTCGCTCACAACCCGAGCAAGTTCGATGCGATTGAAAAGGGGCTGGCATTGCAGCCCCGCTCGATCACCGTCCTGTCGGATATGCCACCGGCACCGACTGGGCTGTCCATGCAGGAGAGCCTGTACCGGGTCAAAGACCAGGCGCAGGTGCTGGTTCAGGTGTCCTGGAACGAGGTGCAGACCGCTGTTGCGTACCGGCTGTCCTACCGGGTGGCAGGCGGCAACTTCGTGAGCCTTCCGCTCACCAGCGCCAACTACGTCGAAATCCGGGATGCACAAGAAGGCGCGTATGAATTCAGCCTGCGTGCGATCGGGATCACGCGCAAGGAGAGTGTTCCTGCGACCCTGAGCGCAACGGTTCTGGGTAAGACCTTGCCGCCGTCGGATGTTACGGGCTTCTTGGTCCAGCGCCGTGTTTCCGATCTGCTGATTTCTTGGGATGAACTTCAAGATGCAGACCTTGCTGGCTACGAGGTCCGCGTGGGTGCTGGCTGGGATAACGGCCAGTTGGTGGCCAAGACCGCGGGCACGCAGATGGTCCACGACCAAAGCGCGGCAGGCCTCTACCCGTATCACATCCGGGCCTACGACACTTCTGGCAATTACAGCGCCCACGTCACAACCTTTGTGCTGAGCCTGCAAGCGCCCTCGACCGTGCGTCAGTTCGATGTGGTGCAGTCGGCCAACCGGCTGGAGTTTCGGTGGCAGCCCAATCCTGAACCCGAAGTTGTCGGGTATGAGCTTCGTGAGGGCGCGGCCTGGGATGCCTCGCTCTTTGTGGCTGAGGTCAAGTCCACCAGCTACACGCTGCCCTCAGGGTTTGACGGAGAGCGCAAGTTTTGGATCAAGGCGATTGCGTCTCCAGGCATCTACAGCGATACGCCGACCTTTGTGTCGACGGTGGTTGCCCAGCCGCAGAACGCCAATTTGATCTTGGCACGTGATGAGCAGGCGCTGGGATTTCCCGGCACCAAGCACTTCGCTTCGGTCGTCTCGGTCAACGGTCGAAATGTGCTTCGCATGAGCACCGGTGCCCAGGTGGCTGAGTACCTGTTTGAAGTGGATCTTGTCTCACCCATTCGCGCCCAGAACACGCTGCTCAATAGCCTCGGGGCCTCGGTTGATGACCGGACCACATGGCTGGAGGCGAATTTCCCCTGGAGTAGTGATGCTGCCAGGCGCCAGTGGGCCTATGACGGCGCGATTGCCAACGTGGATGCCCGCTTCCAGATCGCTAGGGAAGATGCACTGCAAGCCGGTGAGATCTATGGATGGCGTCTCAACGGTTCTACCGCGGGGCTAGGCAATCCAGTCTCAAGCCAGGCGGCAGGCGTCGCCTATGCCGCCGGCCGATATGGCGACGGTCTCATGGTCAAAGACACCACCCGGGTGGCTTGGACGGTGAGCATCCCATCGGTGTTTCACACCTCCTTTTGGTTCATCCCGGCAGAGGTCACAACCTGCGTGATCTGGGCGGCTCTTGGCCCCGCAGGAGCGCTCCTGGTGGGCTATGACGCAACGACGAGTGCGTTCTTTCTCGAAGACCAACTCTCCAGACGAGTGAGCGTGCCTTTTGGCATCGCGATCACTGATCGGGTTTGCATCGGCGTGTGCCAGACCGCCACCGAGCGACGGCTTTTTGTCGGTCGGATGGGAGGTGATGTGGAGTCAGCCAGTTCGGCGCTTGCGCCAATCGGAGCCTTTACCAGTCTGCGTCTGTACTAGCCCCCAGCTTTTCAACCCATTCCCAACCGTGGCGCTGCTCTCGAAAGAGACAGCGCCATTTCTTTTTCCATTTAACGAGGACTTTTCATGATCGACGAATCCATGCAGCTTCACGGTGCAATGACCCTGATCCTTCGCCGCGCAAGCGGTGAGGTCGAGACGGTCCAAAAAGACAACATCATCGTCAACGTTGGCTTTGACTTCATTGCTGACGCCATTGGCAAAGCCGCCAGCCGACCCGCCGTGATGGGCTTTATTGCGCTGGGCACCGGCACGACAGCGGCGGCTGCCACCCAGTCGGCGCTGGTGACCGAAATTGACCGAAATGCTGCGACCTACGCGCACACGGCAGGCACCAAGACCTTCACCTTCAGCGCGGACTTCTTGGCGGGCGACAGCACGGGGGCTCTGACGGAGGCCGGGGTATTCAACGCAGCGACCGGCGGCATCATGCTCGATCGCGTGGTCTTCCCAGTCGTTAACAAGGGTGCAGATGACAGTCTGACCGCGGTCTTCACCTTCACGATGAGCTGATCGAGATGCCCGACACGGTGACGGTCAGCGAGACCCAGGGCGCGAGGTACACCTGGGCATCGGCTGGCTTTACTTGGTCGAGCGCCAGCGCCGGGAAGAACTGGACCACGGCCTATCCAGCTGTATACAACGTAGCCGTGGCAGTGACTCTGGCGCTGGTGGAGGCAACTGGATGGAATTGGACCAAGCGATCCAGCGAAGCTCTGGCGTTGGCCGAAGGTTTAACTAAGCAGTTGACGCTGCGAGAGTCTGAAGCCGTGGGTTTTTCAGAAACCTATTCAGACCTGATCGCATACGTGCT